GAAGCAGCCAGGGCCCAGTTAGATAACAGAACTTTCAAACAGGAGTTCGAGGCAAGTTTCGAGAATCTCACTGGTCTAGTTGCAGTCTCATTTTCAGATTTCAACATTTCTAGCGAAGCGGAGGACATATCTATCGCCCCACTCTTATTAGGAGTCGATTTTAACGTAGATCCACTTTGCGGAATCTGTGCTGTCCGACACAGAGACATTCTTTACGTCTTTGACGAAATAATTTTGACGGGCGGTGCAACAACCTGGGATTTTGCCGAAGAAGTTACAAATCGTTACGGAGTCGATAGAAGAATTATCGCTTGCCCCGATCCAACGGGATCTGCCCGAAAAACATCAGGAGTAGGATCAACAGATCACACTATCCTGCGTAGAAGCGGATTTACTGTGTCATCTCCCAAAGCCCCCTGGAAAGTCCGTGACAAAGTAACAGCAATCAATACCGCACTATATGATGCAATGGGAGAACGCAGAACTTTGATTCACCCACGCTGTAAGGAGCTAATAAAGTCTCTTCGCACCCTGACTTACGCTCCAAACACAGGTATGCCAAATAAAAACCTTGGAGTTGACCACGCATTTGACGCTTTCGGCTACCTTTGCCTCCAACAATTTAACCTTGCCAAACCAGAGACATTAGGCCAAACTTCGTTTAGAATATACTAAGATACCTAATTCTTACTATGCCTTATCACACTGGGATGAAAAAGAAGAAGAAGAAAAAGAAGGGAGGTAAAAAACGTGGCGAATGTTCCTGTAAATAAAGCGTTATACTCTAGGGTAAAATCAGAAGCTAAACGTAAATTCAAGGTTTACCCTTCTGCTTACGCTAACGCATGGCTTGTACGAGAGTACAAAAAACGTGGTGGCACTTATCGCACCGAGGCAAAGAAACGTGGCAAGAAGTAGCGGAGGTCTAACCCGTTGGTTCAAAGAAAAATGGGTAGATGTCAAAACTGGTAAGCCTTGTGGTCGTTCAAAAGGCGAAAAAAGAGGCTATCCAGCCTGTAGACCAAGTAAACGTGTCTCAAGTAAGACACCTAAGACTGCTGGAGAGATGTCCGCAGCCGAAAAAGCACGATTTAAGCGTGAAAAAACAGGTAGTAAAAAGATAACTTATCAACATAGACGAAAAAAGAAGAAAAAATAACTGTAAAAGTTGCAGTTTCACGGTAATATAGTGCTATATAGTATATTTTTCGCAAATCATGGCATTTTTTCGTGGTGAAGAAGGCTCTGTTTCATTCGATAACGGAACTGGCACAGTAGGTGCAGTAGCTTCTACAACTTCATGGACTTTAGACGTAACAAAAGATACTCTTGAGACAACTGCTCATGGAGATACTTCCAGAAAGTTTGTAGGATCTTTAAAATCTGGTTCTGGTACTGTCGACCTTATCTACACAGCAACATCTGGTGATGATACTGCGGAAATAATCTCAGACGTACTAACTTCTGAAGATTCTGGCGATGCTGCATTTAATCTATTTTTAGATACGTCAGGAAGTAAAAAAGTAAGTTTTAACGGAATTATCACAGGAACTACATATAGCTCTTCTGTTGGTGACTTAAACACAGTTTCAGTTAGTTTCATAACTAACGGAGACATCACCGCAGCCCTTTAATGCCTAAGAAATCTTATTCAGCAAAGCAACGCAAACTCGCTGCTGTAGCCCCACCACGGGATAAGATCACTGCTGCCGACTTGAAAAAGTTACGTTCTAAAAAGAAAGGAAGGAAAAAGAAATGAAAGCTAAAAAAGAACTTACAGCTAGGCAAAAGACTGCTTTAGCAAATCATAAGAAGAAGGGTACTCATACTGCAAAACACATGACAATAATGAAGGAAGAAATGTTAAAAGGTAAAACATTTATGGAAGCACATAAAATAGCAATGAGGAAAAAGGGAAAATAATGGCTAAACGTAAAGGAGTCAGTCTATCTGTAGGAAGAGGCGAAAAGTCTAAGAAGGGAGGGCTGACTGCTAAAGGTAGAGCTAAATATAATCGTGCAACAGGCAGCAACTTACAAGCACCTGTAACTGAAAAGAATCCGACAGGAAAAAGAGCAGCAAGAAGAAAGTCTTTCTGTGCTCGCATGAAAGGAGTAAAAGGCCCAATGAAAGATAGTAAAGGCAGACCAACTAGAAAAGCATTAGCATTAAAGAGATGGAGGTGTTGACATGACTTATGCTGTTCCAGGACCAATCCGAACAAACATTGTCTCATCTACTTCGGTAGGTGGGATAGACAGT